AATGGCGGTCTAAACGCCAAGGGGAGAGCTTCTGCTAAAAAAGAAGGGCATGACCTTAAACCACCTCAACCAGAAGGAGGCTCACGTCGAGACTCTTTTTGCGCGAGAATGTCTGGCATGAAAAAGAAACTTACGTCTTCAAAAACAGCGAATGATCCTGATTCAAGGATCAATAAGAGCCTTAGAGCTTGGAACTGCGCTGAAGGCGGGTACATAAAAGCAGCAGACGGCGTCGCAGAACGCGGTCACACCAAAGGCAGGTATATATAATGGACACACACGACGCAAAAGTAATGGGAGATGGTGCTGCCGTAGCTGTTGGGCTCGGCAATGTTATGCAGTGGCTCCCACCCTATATTTCTTTAATCAGCAGTATTGTTATCCTCGTGTACATGATTGTGCGTCTTTGGGAAACCGATACCGTTCAAAAGCTGGTGAAAAGAAATGCCGAGTAAATCCAAAGCCCAACACAACCTAATGGCAGCTGTGGCGCATAACCCAGCGTTTGCCAAAAAGGTGGGCATACCCCAGTCAGTGGGTAAGGATTTTAGTTCGGCAGACAAGGGCAAGAAATTTGCAAAGGGCGGCGTGCCACGTCCTACGTTAGAGGGTGTTAACAAAGCGAAGACTGAGCACGGTGCTTTGCAATTATTTTCAAAAGGTGGAAGTATCATGGCTAAAGAGAAAAAAGGTTTGACAACAGCAACTATGAGCAAAGTTAAAACTGCGGCTCCTAGTAAAGACGGTATCGCCGAGCGCGGTAAAACAAGAGCAATGATGCCTAAAATGTCTGGTAGCACAACCGGCATGAAAAAAGGCGGCATGACTAAAATGAAAAAATAAGGAAACATCATGGAAACTAAAGTCCCATTTATGAAAGAAGGCTCACCTGATCACGCACACAACGTAGAACACGTTGAGAAAATGTACGGTGGTGATGGACACAAGGCTGCACACGAAATGTTTGGTCAACACGCTGCTGGACACAAAAAGTTCCACGAGCATGTTAAAGCCATGTGTGGTGGCGGGATGCCTAAGAAATGATGGCAAGTCGGGGTATGGGAGCGGTTGCTTCCTCCAAAATGCCTAAAGGTGTGACCAAGGCTCGTCGCGACGATACGGACTTTCAGGAGTTCAAGAAAGGCGGCAAGATTGGTCTTTATGCCAACATCAACGCTAAGCGTAAGCGCGGCGAGAAGATGCGCAAGCCTGGTGACCCAGGTGCTCCGACCAAACAAGACTTCATCAATTCAGCTAAAACTGCGAAGGGTAAAAAATGAGCTTACTTAAGAAACTAGAAGACGAAGCACACTTGCTATTGCAAGAGCTTCAACAACACGTTATTAACCAAGTGTCTAAAGGCAACAAAGTTAATGAGAAGTTGCAAGAATTGATTAACCACTTGGAATCGCATGTCAATCCTACTCCAGTTGATTCTGCTCCCGCCCCTGTGGTTGCTGCTCCAGTCGATACACCTGCTCCAGCTTCTGTGGAATCTACTCCAGTGGTTGAAGAAACAGTGGTGGTAGATGCTAAAGCGAGCAAATAATCATGGCTAAGAACTGGATTGCAGATGCTACTAAAAATAAAGGTGGCTTGCATAAATCTTTGGGCATCCCCAAAGGTGAAAAAATTCCGGCGAAAAAGCTGGCTAAAGCTGCTAAGAGTTCTGGCAAAGTTGGGAAGCAAGCGCGCCTTGCTGAGACTCTTAAAGGAATGAAGAAGAAATGACCATCTCCACGCTCAACTCGATGACGTCCGGTACGGCGTCGTTTAACCTTAATCTCACGGAAGCGTGCGAAGAGGCGTATGAGCGTGCGGGTTATGAAATGCGTTCTGGCTACGACCTACGCACAGCGCGTAGGTCCCTTAATTTACTGTTTGCTGACTGGGCGAACAGGGGCATCAACATGTGGACGATTGAGCAAGGTACGATTACTTTGCAACAAGGACTCAACACGTATGCGCTGCCCAATGACACAGTGGATCTTTTAGATCACGTTATTAGGACAAACCCTAACAATACGTCCACTCAGGCGGACTTAACGATTACACGTATCAGTGTCTCCACGTATGCAACAATTCCAAACAAACTTAATCAAGCACGTCCCATTCAGGTTTGGGTGCAGCGTTTGGACGGACAGATTTACCCAACTGGGTTCACCGTTGCAAGTGCAGTTGGTGCGACCGATACGACCATTACGCTGACATCGACTGCAAATCTGGCTTCTGCTGGGTTTGTTAACTTAGTATCAAACGGCGTTACAGAAACAATTTATTACAACGACATCTCAGGCAATACGCTTGGTAATTGTTTTAGAGGACAGAACGGCACAACGGCTGCTAGTTTTCCTGTTGGCTCAGTTGTCAACGTCCCTAATTTACCTGCTATAACCGTATGGCCTACTCCAGACGGCGTACAAACATACCAGTTTGTCTACTGGCGTATGCGTAGAACGCAAGACGCATCTCAGTACGGCAACAACGTCATGGATGTCCCTTTTAGATTTGTACCTGCAATGGTTGCGGGTTTGGCTTATTACGTTGCGCTCAAAGTGCCAGACGGCATGAACCGTTTGCCTGTGCTAAAACAACAATACGATGAGTTCTGGGAACTCGCCGCTTACGAAGATCACGAAAAGGCTGCTTTGCGCTTGGTGCCAAGGCAAATGTTCATAGGTGGTGGTATTTAAATGGGTAATCGGTTTTCATCCGGCAAGAACTCGATTGCCGAGTGTGATCGGTGCGGATTCCAGTTTAAGCTTCGGGAACTTAAAAAAGAGGTCATCAAGACAAAGACTTATGATCTCAAAGTTTGCCCGCAGTGTTGGGACCCAGATCAACCCCAACTTCAACTGGGTATGTACCCAGTTGATGACCCACAAGGTGTACGCGATCCAAGACCGGATACAACGTACATTACTTCTGGACTTAGCGGTTTGCAAGTACAACAAGGAAACAGTTCCAGTATCTTACAAAACGGTGAAAACGAAGGTGGTAGTCGTATCATTCAATGGGGGTGGAACCCTGTGGGTGGTGCAAGTTTAGATGATGCAGGGCTTACGCCAAACAATTTGGCTTTGACCGTATCAATAGGGCAAGTTACAATCGCTACAACGTAGGAGTTGATCATGAAGCACGACGATATTAAAGAAGACAAAAAGCTGATCAAAAAGGCTTTTGGCATGCACGACAAACAGTTGCATGAGAACAAAAAAACAAACCTCGCTAAGCTTAAAAAGGGCGGAGTAACTGGTCAAGCCATGCGCGCAGTTGGTCGCAATATGGCACGTGCCAACAACCAAAGGGGCAAGTAATGGCTAAATTCAGTATGAAAAAGGGCGGTAAAGAGGTAGGTCCAGCTTCGTTATATGCGCAAGCACATAACATGAAGGGTAATGTTATTAATGGACAAGAGGCTGTTCATTATGCTACTGACCCGAATACAATGCGTGCGGACGAATCTACTCCTGGCGGTATGCCCGCAAGACGCGTAAGTTTAGGCAACATTACAAATGGTCCTAAAAATACAGGTATTGAGACACGTGGTAACGGTGCAGCCACTAAAGGCAGAATAGCTAGAGGACCAATGGCGTGACCTATACGGAACTGGTAACCGCAATTCAGTCATACACGGAAAATCAATTTCCGACTGTATACCTTGCTGATGGAACAACAGAATCTAGCACTACGCAGATTAATCGTTTCATCGAGCAGGCTGAGCAACGTATATACAATACGATCCAGTTTCCAAGTCTTCGCGCTAACGTAACAGGAACAACCACGGCAGGCAATCCTTATTTGTCTTGCCCAAATGACTTTTTGTCTGTTTATTCTGTTGCGGTTTATCCAACTACCGGCGCTAATGCTAATCAGTACACATACCTTATTAATAAGGATGTTAACTTTATACGCGAAGCATTTCCAAGCACCTCCTCATCTTTTAATCAGCAGCCCCAGTATTACGCGCTTTTTGGTCCACAGTATGGCAACGTTGCCGAACTAAGTTTTTTGTTGGGTCCAACACCAGACCAAGCGTATAACGTAGAACTCCATTATTACTACTACCCACCAACAATTATTCAAGGTGCGGTAACGGCTTTGACTATTGCTACAGGCGGTTCTGGGTATATGGCAGGCACGTACTATGATGTTACGCTTAATGGCGGTAATGGTAATTCTTGTATTGCTACGATCACAGTGTCTTCAGGCGGCATTGTCACGGCAATTACTCCTACAAGTGGCGGCGCATTGTATTCTGTTGGGGATGTACTTACTGCGCCCACAAGTATTGGTGCAAGCGGTACAAACTTTACCTGTACTGTAACCACAGTATCTAATGCAACAGGCACTACATGGCTTGGCGATAATTACGACTCTGCACTCTTGTACGGTTGTTTGGTCGAGGCTTACACATTTATGAAGTCTGAGGCAGACATTATTGCTGGAATTGACGGCAAGTACAAAGAAGCGCTTATGGAAGCAAAACGTTTGGGCGATGGTCTGGAAAGACAAGATGCTTATCGTTCAGGTCAATATCGTCAGAAGGTGACATAAAATGGCATTTACTGGCAATTGGGCGTGTGATGTATTTAAGACCGGTATGATGAACGGCGTATATAATTTTACGTCCGGTAATTTTTACATTGCGCTTTACACCAACGCTGCGACACTAAACCAAACCACACAGTCTTATACCAATGCAGGTGAGACAAGTGGTGGCGGGTATACCGCGGGCGGTCAACTTCTTGTTGTTAACCAAGTTCCAACGGTAGGGTCAAGCGGGGATACAGCGTATGTGTCTTTTGCCAATGCTGTTTGGAACGGTGTGATTAGCGCACGAGGTGCTCTTATTTATTTGAATAATGGCACAACAAACCCAGCAGTTTGTGTTTTAGATTTTGGTTCGTCCAAGACTTCTAACGCCACATTCACAGTTCAGTTTCCAGCCGCAACCAATACATCGGCTATTATTCGCATTAATTAAGGAGTCAAAATGACTAACGAACTTTCAAACTTTGGCGACCACGCAGTAGCTACATTGCAAGCCAACGCCACTATTCCAGAAGGTATGGGTGTTGAAGGCTGGTATCATGTTGTATGCCGTGATGCTGCAGGTAATATCAAATGGGAAGAAGAATTTCCTAACTTAGTGGTAGCTGTAGGTAAGCAATTGATGCTTGATACGTTACTTAAAGGTTCTAGTTACTCGGTTACAGGTCCGTATTTAGGACTTATTAGTAACACCTTTACAGCGTCTGCTTCAGACACAATGGCTTCTCATACATGGACAGAGTTCATTAACTATACCGTCGGTGGATCAGCTGTCCGTGGCACCGCAGTTTTTGCGTCATCTACCAGTACAGGATCTACACCCTCTAACGTAACCTCTAGTACAGCAACAGCTATTACCTATACAATTACAGGTTCTGGCGGTACAGTGTACGGATGTTTTTTGGTATTGGGCTCCGGTGCTTCAAGCACACAAAGTTCAACAACAGGTACGTTGTACTCAGAAGGTTTGTTCTCTGTAGCTAAAACTACAACTTCAGGCGATACTGTAGCAGTTACATATAGTACAACTGCTACTTCTTAAGAGGAGCCTTAAATGGCTTTTGTTGTTGCAGACCGAGTTCAAGAAACCGGAACTGTATCTACGGGTACGGGTTCGGTTAACCTCGCGGGTGCTGTTGTTGGATTTCAATCTTTTATAAGTGGCATTGGTAATACCAACTCCACGTATTATTGTATATACGACCCAACTGCCTATGTTTGGGAAGTGGGGTATGGAACTGTCACATCTGGCACGCCCAATACTTTAAGCAGAACCACGGTTCTGGCAAATTCATCTGGTACCACAGCGCTTATTAGTTTTAGCACATCTAATACATTAACTGTATTTTGTACGTACCCAGCTGAAAAATCCGCAATTCAAAATGCTAGTGGTGTGGTATCAGATCCTACGTTTACTGCGACTGGGACAATTGCTAATCCTGCTAGTACAGGCGTGTTTAACTATGGCGCTTTAAATTACCAAGATACAAATATAGTTTCTCAGTCCGCTGGAAATTTTAACGGCTATATTTACGCGGCTATTCAGAACCAAAGTAGTGGCGGCATCGCTTCAACTGATTATGCTATTTATAACGACCAAGGTTACTATGTTAACGCCGGGATTAACAGCTCCGGTTATGGCGCATTTACAGGTGTGGGCGGCACGGGCGGCACATCAAGTACAACTCTAACCATTACATCACAAACAACAGGCAACTTACTTTATGGCGCTGTTTTATCTGGTACAGGATTTTCTGGCTCACCAACAATTACAACCCAACTAACATCAACTGGAACAGCTGCGGCTTCCCCTACTTTTGTAAGTGGTGGCGGCACAGGGCAAAACCAAGTTGTACTTTCATCAATTGCGGGTATTGCCATTGGTTATTTAGTGTCAGGTACAGGCGTACCTGCGGGAACTTTTGTTGGTAGTTTTACGGCTACAGGTAATGGTGTTAACTTAGTTAACTCTTCGCTTGCTAATGTTAACTTTACAGTTCAGGCAGCGGGCACATATAACTTTTATGTTCCTGGCGGGGTAGGCACTTACACAATGAGCAGTGCGCAGACAGTGTCTAATGGCACGTCTATTACAGCGCAAGTTGCCGGTGCTTTTAACAAACCTAATAACGGATACATCTATGCGTATTATGGGGATTTTGTTGTTGGAACGTACACTAGTAACAGTTATCGTGTCGTTACAAATAATAATGCGATAGACGCGTTTACTGCCGGACCGGCAAATCAAATAGCTTTTAACGGTTCTTATGGAACTACTGGTCAGTATTTAACTTCACAAGGTTCTAGCTCCCCGCCTACTTGGACATCATTTAGTGCGTCATCTAACTATACACGTACGACAGTAACAGCTACAGCAAGCCAAACATCATTTTCTGTATCGTATTCAGTTGGATACATTCAAGTATATTTAAATGGTGTAATGTTGTCTCCGACCGATTACACGGCAACTACCGGGACTACTGTTGTTTTAGCGACTGGCGCGGCTTCTGGGGATATTGTTGATTTTATTGCATGGACAGTTACAACTCTTAGCTCAACCGCTAATTCGCTGACAATCAATAATAGTGGAACTGGCGCGGCTTCTGGTTCTACTTTTAACGGTGCTTCGGCATTAACTATCTCATATAACACTGTCGGAGCTTCACCACTTGCAGGTTCAACAAGCCTTACAACTTTAGGTACAGTAGCTACTGGTACCTGGAATGCAGGTATTATTGGACCAACTTATGGTGGCACAGGCGTTAACAACGGCGCAAACACTATTACTGTTGCTGGTAATTTATCTCATGCAGGAGCATTCACTCAGACCTTTACTGCAACAGGTAATACATCGCTAACATTGCCAACTTCCGGCACACTAATTAGCACAGTTACCAATATGGCGGCTAATCCCGTCACAGGTACACCGTCAAGCACAACATTCTTGCGTGGTGACGGTACGTGGGCTTCAGGAGTTTCAGGTCCTACGGGTCCTACGGGTCCTACGGGTCCTACGGGTCCCACTGGTCCTACAGGTACCCCCGGTCCTACTGGACCTACGGGTTCTTTTCCCACAACTTTTAACTCCGTGGGTAATCACGCATGGGTTAATATGAACTATTCTGGTTCAGTATCTAGTGGTCAAAGTTTTTCAGCAGGAACGGGATGGCAGTCTGCCACAATTGGTCAACCGACACAAAATAACTTATCTGGTACTTGGATATGGCTTGGTTCTGGTGGTTGGACAGCCGCAGGAAATTATCAAGGTCTTGGTCAAAGAATATCTTAGAGGTAAAGAATGTTTACAATTGTTGAGGTTAAAAACCCAGTTTATGGTAATGCAGAAGAGACACATATTGAGTGTCAAGTCAAGTTCGAAGAATTTGATAGGTTTCATCCATTTGGCGCAAATGAGTGGGATCCAGAACCGCATGGGCAACAAATTTACAATAATTTAAAAGCCGGTAAGTATGGTCCAATTGCACCCTATGTTCCACCAGTTGTCCCTCCCGCAATAACAGTTACGCAGGCAACATAATGTCTGAATACAGAATATACCCCAACTCAACACCAGAATTTAAAATAGTGCAAAAAGAAAACGGCACTATGCAAATGATGGTGCGTTATATTAACTCAACAGTTGGGTATGTTGGTAAGTGGTTGCCTGTTCAAACAGAAAAAGAAAATATTACAAGTAGTATTAACACAACACAACTTTAATTACTTATGACACAAGCACGTAATCTTTCAGTTTTAGCCGACAACGTAAACTCATCCGGTCAAGTATCTTTGACTGCCGGCGTGTCTGGCAATCTTCCCGTTACGAATTTAAACAGTGGTACAAGCGCATCGTCTTCTACATTTTGGCGTGGTGATGGTACTTGGGCTGCGGGTGTTTCCGGACCTACGGGTCCAACAGGTCCAACAGGTCCAACGGGTTCTCCTGGTCCCACAGGTCCAACAGGTCCAACAGGTCCATCGGGAGGTGAAATAACTTCCGCTGGTGGCACATACACTTACTGTTTTGCCACACCTACCACAACCTCAACATACTCTTTAGGTAACACAATTGCCGGAGGAAGTTTGGCACCTGTTTCACTTGATGCAAATATTAGCAACTTTGGCACGTCTCAAGCATATAAAAACGGAACTTTATCTGGTACTTGGCAATGTATGGGGTATTCTTACTATCATGATTCTATAACTTACGGTTTAACTGCTTGGCAAAGAATTTCTTAACACAAAGTAAAAATGCAAAGAACACTAAAAACTGCAAAAAACCCCGTATGGGCAAACAGCCAGCACACCGCTATTAATTTATTGGTGGTGTTTGAAGAATTGTTTTTGATGGGAGAACTACCGTTTACTGCAACTTTAAGTGACTCGGAAGCGCACAGTCAAGATATATTTGTTAGAGCATCCCAAGAAGAATTTGGTACTGTTCAAGAGTATCAGGAGCCTATTTTATCTGTTAATGATCAAGCATTCATTGCACGTAATAAAAGAAACGAATTACTGCGCCTATCTGATTGGACACAGGCTGCGGATATTCCACAATCTTTACAAATCGCGTGGGCTCCTTACCGACAGGCGCTTAGAGATGTCCCGCAACAACCCGGATTTCCTACAAACATAACTTGGCCTACACCCCCTAACTAACATGTCACACTTACCCATTTGGTACCTTGGTCAAGTTCCTGTTGAGGACTGTGATAAAGCTTCGGCTGAATACATGTTGATACCTCCTAAAGATGCTTCTATGGGCAGAGACGGAGATCAGCTTGATCACACCTTTAGAAATACTACCGTACGCTTTGCTGATAATAGCCATTGGTTTGGCTTGAAAATGCGAGATTACGGAATGCTTGCCAATAAAGAATGTAACTGGGATTTTGATATTAATAGGCATGAATCTGTGCAATATGCTGAATACGGTATAGGTAAAAAATACAACTGGCACATTGACACTTTTCCTTTATCAGGCGCTCCTACAGATCGTAAAGTAACTGTGGTATGTATGATGTCAGACCCAGTCGATTTTGAAGGTGGTGCACTGCAATTACGCATGTATCAGGAATTTACGCCACCTATGACAAAAGGAACTATTATTGCATTTCCATCTTTTCTTGAACACCAAGTAACGCCTGTAACTAAAGGTGTTCGTTATACCGCAACCATGTGGTTGTCTGGTCCGAGGTTTAAATAATGTTTGGCTACGCAGCCTTTGCACAATCACCCTTTGCTGCGCTTGGGTCAAATCAGTACGTTTTGTCAATTACTGAAAATTCTAACTTAGCTGATGTAGATAGTATCTTAGCGCGGTTTAGTTTGTCCGACACTGAAGCCATGACTGTGACGGACACCAATGCTGAAGTTGATGTTTTTTATGAAGGTATTGTTGAAGGTATAGCACAAGCCGATTCAAGCACTCAAACTTATCAGTTTTATTTTACGGACACTGAGAACACATCTGTAGGAGATGTTGATTCTATTGTTGCTCAATTTAACGTAACGGACACTGAAAATATTAATGCTGCAGATTCACTGGCTATTAACGCTAGTTTTTTTGTTGCTGACACTGAAAATGTTAATTCCGCAGATTCAAGTACCCAGCAGTCCGCATTTAACCTCAGTGACACTGAAAATACCGGAATAGCAGACAGCAGTACGCAAACGTACAACTTTTATTTTACGGATACTGAAGCTATAACAGTTAATGAGTCCGAGAGTATTTCCGCACAGTTTTCAGAAACGGATATTGAAAATATCGGTGTTGCGGATTCCAGCAGCCAACAGTCTAGTTTTAACTATACTGACACCGAGAACATTAATGTTGCGGATTCCAATAGTCAACAATCCAGCTTTAACTACACTGATACCGAAAACATAGGTGTGGCAGATGTTAGAACTATAACTGCGCAATTTGCGGAGGCTATTGCAGAAGCCACGACCTTAGCTGATGCTAATGCAGAAGCAGATGTTTTTTATTTTGGTATTACAGAAAATATAGGAATTGCAGATTCGGAAACTATTATTTCTGTCTATCAATTAAACATTACAGAAGCCGCCACGCTTGGAGATACCGAAACCGCAATACTTGTATTTACGCTCTCAATTACTGAAAATTTAAAGTCAGCAGATTCTAGTACACAACAGTCCGCATATTTAGAAGCTATAGCTGAAAACCTTAATATGCTTGATTTGCCTAACGAAGTCTATTGGATTAAAATTGACGATAGCCAAACACCGGCATGGGCGGCAATAAACGACACCCAGTCTGGTACTTGGACAAAGATTGATAACACTCAAACCACAAGTTGGGCTACTATAAACGATACGACAACTCCTGGATGGTCGCAGATTGATGACACTCAAAGCAACAGTTGGACCAAAATAAACAATTCGCAATAAGGACACCACATGTCAAGTACCTACTCATCAGATCTTCGTATTCAATTAATGGGCACAGGCGACCAAGCCGGTACTTGGGGCGCTACTACAAATAACAATTTTCAATATATTTTTGAGCAATCAATTGCAGGCGTACAAACAGTTTCTGTAACTGCAACCCCACAAGCCCTTACTTATGTAAACGGAGCAACATCTACATTAGCTAACAATCAAGCAATTGCGGCGGCGTTAATATTTACAAATGGCGGTGTAAACGCTAACTTTACTATTACCACTCCAAGCGGTTCTCAAAAGTTATATATCATTTATAACAACACTTCATACACGGCGACTATGCAAGTGACAGGGTCATCGGGCAGTACGGTGACTATTCCTTCACAAATCACAACAAAAGTTTACACAGACGGTACTAACTTTTTTGCCGGTAATACGGGCTCAGTGGGCAATTTTGCGATTGCGGGTACCGGTACAGCTACTACACCTTCAACCGGAGACAGCTCTACAAAAATAGCAACAACGGCATTTGTATCTGCAGCAGTACAAGCCGCATATCCTGTTGGTTCTATTTACATGAACGCTTCTGTGTCTACTAATCCTGGCACATTGCTTGGATTTGGTACTTGGTCCGTTATAGCTTCGGGGCAAATGTTACTTGGTAATGGTAGCGGTTATACCGCCGGATCAACTGGCGGTTCAGCAACTACTACACTTTCTACAGCTAACTTACCCAGTCATACACACGGAGCATCTGGTTTATCCGCAAGTTCAAGCACCTCAATTAGTATTAATGACCCCGGACATGCACATCAAATTGTTGACCCCACTGCATACGTATTTTTAGGAAATAACGGCAATAATGGCACAAGTGCAAAAGGTGCTGGAACCAGCGGTCCCACTTACACAAATACGGCGTCAGCAACAACAGGACTTAACGGAGGAAACGTTACTGCCAATACAACAACCAGTATTTCAGGTAGTACTGCCGCAGCAGGTTCAGGTACAGCAGTTACAACTATTTCTCCTTATTTAGTTGTTTACATGTGGCAGCGTACTGCTTAAGGTTTAGCCATTGAGTTCTTACTTCTTTTTCAAGCTGCAAACGCTGCGTTCAGCGGCGTTAAAGAGTTGTGCGCTATGTACAACGAAGGCAAGGCGCTTGTCAAGGATGTACAAAAAACAGTTGGCGAAGTTAAACAGATTGGTAAGGAAGTTAAGGGCATCTGGGGGTGGCTAACCTCGCTCTTTGCTGAGCCTGTTGAGGAAAAGAAAACTCTACAAGACATCCACCCTAAAAGCCAGAAAAAGGAAAAAGTAAAGTTTGACGAGGCGGCGATCTATGCCGAGATTGGAGATCAGTTAGTTAATTTTTTTCGAAACTACAAAGCATGTTCAGATGCAATTAGAACAGAGGAAGATAGGATAGAACAGATTTACGATCCAGATGGTGAGACGTACGAGAGGGCAATTAGACTTGTGATGGCAAAGACTCAGCTTGAACAGATGCGCGTAG